GCAAAAACGAGCGGATAGACGATACGCTCACGGCTTGGGGTTCGAAGATTTATCGTGTTGTCCGTGCCTACCGCAAGAGGGTCGCCCGTCCCGAAGGAGTTGACCTGTGGATGAGCATTTGCAAGATCCAGCAGGGCTTGCTTGATTTTTATCCATGACATAAGTCTGCAGTTTCAGTATGTTTTTTTTATGCGCTCCCATGCTTAGCAGTCGTTACACGCCCCGAATTGTCCGTAAGGGTAGGGGTAGTCAAGGTTGCTGATTCCCATCCTCCTGTTGCGGTCCAAGACCATCCCGGTGCGGTAGTTTGTAGCGTTCGGGTAAATCGTATCCAACGCAGAAGGAGGCGAGTTCCAAAGCGGATAGGAATTGCGGTTCTCCATCAGGTAGCGAGTAATCCGCTCGGAGTACCACTCGGCATCGTTCTTGACCTTATCGGTCAGCCGGGTGATTTCCTCCATGCTCATTTGGCTTGATTCCTCGCTCGTTCTACGGACCATTCCTTTGTTCATGTACTTGAACGCTAAGACCATGGGCAACTCGTAGTAAAGCCATTGAATCATTGCAGGCTGAATGTAGTCCTCCAGCAGCGTTTGGTTGAGTGCAGACGTTGAACCGCTGACCACTTGGCTGACGAGTTCCCCATACAACGGAGAGCCAACGATTGGCTGAATCCGCATCTCTTGGACCTTGATGACCGTAGGCCGTATCTGCGTGTAACTGACGTTCTCGTTGATGATGCTATTGTCCAGTAGCGTTTCTTCGCTTATGAATAGTGCCTTCATGCCTTGCTGATTTTATTGCCTTTACGGATTACCAACTGCTGCTCCCATACATGCCTGCATTGTGGCCTGTTCACTCCGCTGGGCGTGTGATACCAACCGCCCCTCCTGTTCCAAACCGAGTAGCCCATGATTGCAGAAATCCCGTCGATGTCCTCACGGGTGTAAACCTTGCCCTGCCCTGCCAAGTCAAGCATCACCTTGCAGAACTCACGGCTGGAGCCTTTGTCCTTGTTACTGAAACCCGTGGCCCATGCGTACTTGTAGCGGACCTCCAGTACAGGCTCGGCAACTTCCTTGACATTCTTGGGAAGGTTCTGCTCGGCTATCTTATCCACCGCCCTGCTGATTGGGTAGCGGTCCTTGGTTATTAAGTAGGCGACTCGCTTGGCGACCTTCGCCTTGCTGACCCCGAACTCCTTTGCCATTTCTTCAACGCTTGCGTCCCGGTTCTTCTTGCGGTAGGCCTCAATCTTCAGGTCCAACTCTTTCTCTTCTTCGCCCAGTTCGGCAAAGGCCAAGCGGATGTTTTCGTCGATGTTGGTGTCGAACCGCATCGGCTTGGAGTGCATGACGTGGTAGTCGTCTGCATGACTTCCAAACTTGCTTGCAACCACTTCCAAGACCTTGAACTCTTCGTCGCCCCATCCGTAGTCCTCATCCTCATCGGGTTCGCTGAACTCTTGAGACTGCACTCCGAGCATCGTGTCAATCTCTTGGGCAGATAGGCCGAAGCCTGCTGACAGCATGGTCCGAGCCATTTCAAGAGTGATTTTCTCTTGCATGTACTGCCTGACAATACGCATCAGGTTTTGGTACTCACGGCCTGACAACTTCTTGATGTTCTCGTTGCTCTGCAAGGCTTCCACGGCTTGCGGTTGCTCATCGGGTTGGGGGTTAGGTCCAACCACATCGGCAGGTTTCTCAAGCGGTTGCAGACCTGCTTTCTCACGAAGTTCGTCTTGGGTCATTATCTGCAACAGGGCTTGTTCGCTTAGTCGCTCGGTGATAGGCTCAACGGGGATAAGTTCTATACCTTCCACGCCATTAAAGGATCCCAAGTAGTTGATCATCCGCTCCACTTTCCGCACCCGGTCGTTGACGTAGGTCGCCTTGAATAGTTCGTAAGCCTCGACCAATTCGTTGCGTCCACCCAATTGGCCCTCGGTTTTCACCCCAAATAATTGTGGATTCGTTACACGGTGTGCGATAAATATCTCCTGCTGAATGGCTTTGTTCAGTATCTCGAACTGCTTATCCATGTCGCTTGGAGTTAATGGCTCCAGCGTAGGGGCCTTGGCTGCATCATCGTTGAAGGTTACAACGAAGCGACCAGCGTTGTCCGTTCCCGAAAACTTGCGTTTAATCTGCCTCTCGATGTCCCCCTGTTCTTCGGGTGTAGGAATCCCGTTGTTGAAGTTTATCAAGTAACCCCCCCAAAAATTGTTGCGCAGGTTGTTGTTGTGGAAGTTCGCCACTTGCACGTCTGCCTCAATCCAAGCATTGCCTCCGATGTATTCCGGCAAAGGATAGTGCTTCACGCCTGCTGCATAGACCCTGTAATAAAACAACTGCTTTCCGAGGCGGTTCTCCGGGTCGAATGCAGGGATTTTCTCGATGTCCCCGACCTTGGGGAACAACTGCATCATGTCGTCGTTGTACCAGTCAGCGACTTGAAACATCTTTTCCTCCTTGTCCACCCGGATTTTCTCGAACGGGATGTGTTCCATCTTGGCGATGGTCCCAAGTTTGGACCAAGTAACCGCAACCGCAAAGCCGTTGAATAGTTCTAAGTCAAGGACCAGTTTCTCCGTGATGTCGTTCAAATCCTCCGTGCTGGAAAGTCCGTCGAAGAACTTGATGAACCGGGCCTGCTGCTCCACGGTCAGGTTGTCGCCTGCCTGCCAGCCACCGCCCATGATGTAGTTTACTTTCCCATTCACGATAGCGTTGTGCTTGGAGGACCTGCGATAGTTGTCAAGGAGGTAGTAGGGGTACTCGTTGGCAAATCCGTAGGTGATGTACTTGCCGGAGCGATTTTCCAGCATCACGGGAACCTTATGTTCTATCCCCAACCATTGGGTGAAGTGTTGAGTAGATTTATTACTCATAGCGTTACTGCGGTAAAGTTGAGGGACTGAATCGTGATGGGTTCAGCAGAGTTCTTTGAGTTGACCATGATGGTAAAGTCATCGTTGACCGCTGCGGTGAGGTAGGCTTCAAAATAGACCGCATGGCCATTGTCGTGGCTCATTGTAACCCCTGCCTTGCTGGATGCTATCGGTGTGCCTCCCTTGGCGATGTACCAGTCAAATTCCCTGTTGTTGCTTGCCGAAAAGGTCATATTTGCAGACACCTTCAACGCAGCCCCAGCGATGCCTGTGTAGGTAATCACGCAGGTGGTTTTGTTAATCGTAAAGTTGTAGGTTGACAAAATCCCCTCATCCATTGCAATCGTCAACTTAGCGGCTGCATTGCTTGTTGGAGTGAAGTTGGTATTGGATGCAACGCTCAAAGAGCCAAACCCCCGTTCCCGATTCAGGGTCGCAGTATCGGCAAGGTCGTCAAATAAACCGCCCACCCGTGCAGCGGTGTTCGCTCCAGCAGCGGTTTCGTTGGTAATGGTAGCAGCACTATCTTGTAGTTCGCTTCGTGTTTGTACGCTCATTAGGCAAAAGTTGAGTCAAAGGTTAGGTCAAAGACACCCTCGTCGGATGCCCCGAAGACGCTATAATTGATTGAATTGGCGTAGGTGTTGAAGCCTATCGTTGCGGTTTGTAGAAAAGCCAAGCCCGTTTCAACGACCGCCAAAGCAGCGGCAACCGTGCTATTGGTATCGTAAACTTCGTAACGATACGAGCCTGTTTCAAGCGACCCCACGGTAAGCGAAAATCGGTCATAGCGGTTGGTATAGTTGGAAAGGTTGGCAGATTTCAGCAGGGTGTAGTCCGTCGTGGTGTTCTTTGCGATGCTCGTGAGTCGCAAGATGTAGCGGTCCCCCGTGCTGGCTCGCTCGGTCCAAGTAACGGTAATCGTGTTGGTCGTATTGGGGTTCAGGTAAAGCATCTGCTTGTAAATGTGCGATGCCCCCGAATTTCACAATTTGCGCCCAATCTGCCTGTATAGTTCGGCCCGCTTCTTGGCGGTTTCGACCACGTTGAACTGCTTTTTGATGTCACTCGTTAGGTTGTCAGCCAAGCCTTTACGCAGGTCGGGGTCAAGGATCAACTGCTTGATGTACTTGTACCAGTCCTTGGGTTTGTTGTAAGGCACGAGAAAGCCGTTCTCCCCGTGTCGGATGACATCGGTGTAAGGGATGGTTTCGCTTGCGATGATGGCTTTGTTCATCCACCCGGCCTCTACCACCTTCAACTCGGATTTCAGTTTGTTGAACTTGGTGTCCCGGAGCGGTGCAAGGGTAACATTCACGAAGTTGTAGCCCCCGACATACGAATAAATATCCGCTGCTTGGATTCGTCCGTAGTTCGGGTTGTTGCCTTGGTCGCTTATGATTTTCTCGTAGCCCTCGTAAACGGGGTTGTTGTCGTTCCACCCTCCGAGATAGAGGCGGTACTTGCCGTCCAAGTTTGCGTCCCAGCGTAGTTTCTGCATCCCCTCACGGAGCAGTTCCATGTCCTCGCCATGCTGCGCACCACCGAACCAACCGAACTTGACGAGGTGTTTGTCGGGTTCTTCCTCCGGGTTGGGAATGAACTGCTGATAGGCTTCGTAGGGTTCGTTCTGCAGAATGCTCACATTTGCATTTAGAGGCCGTATGCGGGACGCAAGATGCTCGGTGGTACAGGTAACCCAGTCAGCCAATTTGATGTGCTTACGGATGACCTCTGCGAGTTTGGTTTCGTGATAGTGGCGGTACATGATGTGGCCGCTTTCAAGCACCCAGTAATCGTCCAAGTCAAGGATGACTTTCGCTCCGTATTGGGTCAGGGCTTTGTAGACGTTCTCGACTTGCTCCATGGTTCCCTGACACCACAAACGGCTGAACAGGAACAGATCTATTGAACGAAGCCCCTCGTCGCTAATCGTGGTGATGTTCTCCACGCACACATAGTCAAACTCCGGGTAGTTGTCGCCAAGGTATGCGTTCGGCATTTCGAGGCGGTAATAACTGCACCCGGTTGGATGGGCGTTATAGACAATGCAAATCTTCATGGGGTAAAAATAAGAAGGGCAGCCATTGCTGACTGCCCCTCTCAAACCTCAGATGATGAAAACCTGATGCGAAGATACTACGAACCTGCGATTTGTGTGGCCAACGGTGTAAAAGTTGTTGACACAATCAAAAGCATTGGGTCGGGTTCCATCCCTGTCAGCGTCATTTCGTAGCCACTTCTATCTCCGAATGCAGTGCCACTGCCAGCAGTTCCAGCAGTTGCCTCAAGGCCATTCGCAGCACCCAACACCCAATAGCGGTTGTTGTTGTCTTGGACGATGACCAGCAGGCGGTTGCGAGCAAGCAGACGGAGTTCGTTGCGGACTGCAACTTGCAGTTTGTTGATGGTAAAGGTAACCTCAGGGGTGTAGTAAATCGAGCCGTTCTCGATGCTTGCATTCAGCGTTTCCGTCATGGACGAAGTGGCCTTGGTCAAGTCGTACTCGTAGAAACCCGAAGAGAAACCTGTGAAGCCTGTAACAGTACCGGAGCCATTGGTGTTAACGGTTCCCGTAGCATTCCAGCCTTGGACGTAAATTGTTTTGATTCCACCTACGGAATCACGGCAGCCGAGGGCGTAGCCAGTAGTTAGGGAGCAGGACATATGTGTTTGGGTTTTAAGTTACAAGAGAACAAAAAGCGAGGGGAGGTTTCCCTCCCCCCTACACATTAGGTCAAGCGGAAGTCAACAACCAAGTCGGGGTAAGCGATTTGGACACCTGCTTTGAAGGCTGCTTGGAAGCGGACTTCATCGTTGTCTTTGCTGAACCAAATTGAGAACTGCTCCTCGTCGCTCAAAAGGTCGGTTCCGTAGAAGAAGTTACCGAGGTAAGACGAAACGATGCGGTTTGTTCCAGTCAAGCCGGGGACTGCAATGACACGGACGTTTGTGCCGGGATACATGATGTCCCCATCCGCAAGGCCAGCCAAGTCAACTTGGTTGTACATAACCGCTGTGGAGGACTTGAAAGCACCAAGCAAGGTACGGAAGTTGTCCCAACCGCAGAAGATTACGAGGTCAGTCTTGGTCAAGATGGCCTGTGGGATTTGGTTGTAGATGCCGTCAAAGATGGCGATTGCGTTGCCTGTGGTGATACCAACGGACGCAGAAACCGCACCAGTGTTGCCGTTGATGGTAGAACCCGATGCAGCGTTCAACAACTGGTTGACACCTGAAAAGTAGGTGTTGCCCTTCCAAATTGCATTTTCCAAAGCCTCAGCGATGCGAAGTGCCTTCTGCTCGCTGAATGCCTGCTCGAAGGGAACGCCATCGTAGGTAGAGCCAGCAGTCAACTGGGTCTGCATCCAGTACTGCTCCAAGGAACGAGGGCAAAGGGTTTCTTGAACCTTCATACGGCCAACAGTGATGTTACGCTGCGTGAAGGCAGTCGTTCCTGATGTAGTGTAACCGCAAGCATCACCGCTTTGAATCAAAGCATCGGTGTCCATGAGGTTGAGGGCAGCAGCGAACTTGATGCCCACCTGCTTGGTGAACAGGGCTGCTGAACGAGCGGAGAATACCGCTTTGGTGATGAGAGGAAGCCTCTCTTGGTCGGTGTAGGAGGTTAATCCTGCAAAAGTAAATGCCATGGTTAGTGGGGGTTTAGGGGTTTAGTTTTTGGATTTGAGTGATTGTAGTGCTTGTGCGAGTGCGTTGAAGTTCTGCGAGGCTTGGGCCTTACGCTGCTCAACGATTGCGGAACCGCTGGCCTTGGGGGCTTCTGCTGGGAGTTCGGAAACCTTTTCGACGATGTCGGCCATGGTTTCAACCTGCGATGCGAATGCAGACATTTTCTCCTTCATCTTGCCCATCTCGGCATAGGCTGCCTTGAGTTCTTCCATGATGGCTCCGAGGTGCTTGGCGACGATAGCCTCGACGACTTCGGGGGTCATTGCGGGATATGCTTCCTTGATTTCCTCGGTTACCTCAACGGCTACTTCGGGGGTGATTTCAGCAGCAACGGGCAAGGCTTCGATTTCGGGGGTTGCTACTTCGGCAGCGATGACCTCGACGATCTTGCCTCCTTCGGTCTTGATAGTGCCAACGCCTTCGACAACGTGTTCGCCATCGGGGGCAGGTAACGTGCCGTCTTCGGCAACAACGTAAACGGCAGTTCCGGCAACGAGGTCCCCGTCAACACGGACAACCGTGCCATCGGTCAACTTGTAGTCGGCAAAGGACTGCTTTTGGGTGCTGAATTTGCGGAGTTCAGTCCGCAGGGATTCGATTGCGTTTTTGAGATTCATAGTTAGTGGGATTTGTAGGTGGGGGTTAATTGTTGCAAAAAAGCGGTTAATTCGTCAGCAAGGCCAGCGAGTGCGACCTCCAGTTCGGATTCGGTCTTGTCCATCCCGAAGAGTCCCTCAACGGAGAAACCCCTGAACAGGTTGCGGTTGTCCCACACCTCGTCGTTCTCGACCTTGAAGGAACCGAACCAAGAACCGTCGGGTGTGTCCTCGTAGCCCTTGGGAGGCATCACACCACGCTCGGAGTCGGTGATGTAGGACTCGAACATAAACACGCCATCCAGTTCGGCGTTGTGGTAAGCATTGACGTTGTGCTGGTTGCCTTGCTTAAAATACTTCTGCACGATCTTGCGGATGGTGGCCTTGTCAAAGACGACGTAGTATTCCCCGTAGGTTTCGTCCTTCCTAAAGATGGGAGTGTCTGCAAGCATGAGAGGCCCAGTCAGGACCCTCCGTTCGCCTGTTTCGGTGAACTTCTGCTTGGCTTTGCTGAAGGCTTGGAATGGCCGTTCGATGGCGGGCATATCGGTCAGGGCCACGAATTGGACCCCTTCATCCACCTCGTCCACGGTCATCCTGTAAATGGGTAGTTCCATGCAGGTAAATGTCCTATGCCCCCAAAGTTGCAAATTCCTCCAACCTCCGAACCCTGCGAGTGCTTTGGGTGATGTCCCGTTCCACCACATAGGCTCGCATCGGTGATGAGCCTTGGCCTTGGCCTGCCGAGAGTTCGCCCGTTCCGAGGTTGGTCGTTTGTGGGTTCGCAAAGATGGGCGGTGGTGCTGCGCTTGCTCCTGCACCCGTTACGTCTGCACCGGGAGAACCTGCTCCTGCTCCGCCTTGGAATTGTTGGGCCTTAATCTTGGCGACGTTTGCAAGACCAGCAGCAAGGGCAAGACCCGCTTCCACGAACCTTTGCCCGGGGAATACGGATTCAGTTGGCTTCAAGGCAAGTGCAGAACTGACGGCAAGGTAGGTGTTCACGATGGCTTGGGCTATGGATGCAGCCTTGGCGACATTGAAAGCCCGCTTTTGTGCTGCTTCGCTCTTTCCAGCCGATGCGATGATGATGTCGTTGATAACCCCAAAGGACTGACCGACGTATTTCTCACGCAATCCAGCAAGGTCTTGCTCACGCTGGGCTTGGCCCATCTTGGATTTTGCGTCAGCCGTGTCCACCTGCATCCGCCTTTGTGCTTCGGCTTGCATCGCTTTGATTTGCAGTTGCTCCTGCTCGCTTAACCTATCCAACTCCATTTCGTAGAGTTGCAGGTTCAAGTCCTCCACGAACTTGATGATGGCGTTGTTTTCCTCTCTCAACCGCTCCAAACGCTTTTGGGTGGCCTCTGCTTCCTTGCGTTGGCGTTCTTTGACCTGTGCCTCCCTCCTTTGGTCTGCTGCGATTTGGGCGTTCGTGTGGGCTTCGTATGCATCCCGGTAATTGGAGAGGGCTGCTTCTTCACGCAACAACGCCTGCTCCCTCGCTTTCGCTGCGATGGCCGGGTCGGGTAGGTTCAGGAACCTGCGGACCGCTGCGGTGAGGTCGTCCCACTTGGCGATAAGTAGCCCTACGGCTGCAATGGCCGCACCGATACCCGTAGCAAGGAGGGCGATTCTAAACGCCTTCATAGCCCCGGTACTTGCCCCGACTGCTGTTGCGTAGAGGGCTTGTGCTGCTGCCTGCCCTTGGGTGATTAGAATAGAGTCCTTGTTGAGCAGGTTGGCTACCTGCTGCACTCCAGTAGCGAGAGCCATGGCCCCTTGGACCTTGAGCAACGATTTCTGCAAGTCCTCGTTCTCGGAGCCGAACAACGCTGCTGCACCTTGGGCGATTTGAAACCCTGCCGTTATCCCCTGCACCGCTGAAACAACGGTGTCAATCCTTACGGTGTCGCTTGCAAGGGTCTTGATTCGCTGCGAGGTGTCCCCAATTTGGTCTTTGAGTTTTCCCGCTTCGGCCTCCATTTGTTTGAACGCCTTCGTGCCTTCTTGTCCCGCCAAGGACATATCAATAAGCGTCTTTTGGAGTTCCCTGAGCCGTTGTTTAGCACTCGTCGTGCCTTGTGCGGTTGAGTCTTTAAGCCCTACTTCGAGGACGATTTCTTTAGTAACTGCCATAGTTTTTTATTTGTCTGCCCATGCTGGTAATCCCGACACAACCTCCAAGACCTGACCTTCGGTTCCTATTCCCAAGTTGACCCAATCGGCTCCGTCCCAATACTTGATGTCCCCTGCTGCATCGCCCGGGGTATAGCCTTCACCTGCTGGACCGACTGCACCCGTTGCTCCAGTCGCACCCGTTTCACCCGGAGGACCTGCAACCGCTGGGAGTTCTTTGACCGATGGAATCGGGGGGACTTCGTTCGGGTAATCCGAGTCCGTTGCCGGAACAGGGCCGTCGTAGGGTAGGTAGCCAATTTGCTTGAACACGAACTCGGTCAAGTTGAGAATCCTGCGAAGGGTTACCCGGCAAGGCTTCTGCTGACCTATCTCGTAGTCCCTTACCTCTAACAACCGCCAACGGACCCCTCCGTAGTAGATGGGAGTGCGAAAGTCGAGTTGGCTGATGTCCACGGCATTGAGCATAATGGACAACTCCAACTGCATCGCTTCACGGCTGACCGTTTCTTGAATAAAATTCCACCAATAGATGTTGAAGAGGTTGTTGTTCGTGTATAGGTAGGGGTCGCTATTTGCGGCGACATTCACCGCATAGTACAACTGCTTGGGGATTCCAAAAGCAAGGTCGAAGTTTGCGTCGTAGGGGTTGTCAAGGTGGCTGACGAATGGCAGGCTCAACAACGATTCTGCGAGTGCTACCGAACCGCTGACCCCGTATTGGTAGGCCCACGTCGTCGGGGCTTCGATAAGGTTGTATTGGGCTATGCGGTAACCGCTCTGCAAGGTCTTGATGGTTCCTGATAAAGCGGAGCCGTCCAAGTCCCAAACCCTTGCAACGACCTTATCCGTTGTGAAGTTTGCAGGGATTAGAGTGCTGCAAGAGAGTTCAACGACGTTCTCTCCTTTGCCGTAGAAGTTGTCGGTCGTGAAGATTCGCCCTCCGTAGCCTTCCTTCGCCAATGGGTAGTTCGACTTGTCCAACTTTGACAAATAGTCCCCGGCATCCTTGTACTTGAACACGATAGTCTTGTACTGATTCGGGTCCCCGTTCGTGATGTTCTGCTCTGCATTCTCATCCGATTTCTGCGACCAGTCAACCACTCCGCTGGAGTAGAAGTCCACCCAAGGCTCCACGATGAGGTTCTTGGGGTCGGATGGGTCCGGCATGAAGTAGAGGTTGAACATCTTTTGCAGGTCTTGCAGAAGGTCCGATTGCTTCACGTCAGCAGGCAGGGCGGTCCTCATGTCAACCGTGTGCAATGTTTGAGGGTTCTCCAAGCACTCCCATAGGACCGTTGCCCCGGACTGAATAGTGCCAGCACCTCCCGAAAATGGAGTCGTGAAAACGATGCCTATGTTTGCGGTCGTGTTTGCAGGAATGGTTACGTTTGGGAAAGTAACCGAGTTGTTTGAGAATATGTTTATGCCCGTGATGACCTGATTATCCGTAGAGTTGGTCAGGTTTCGGATACTCATATTTGCAACAGGCCTCGGTGCTGCAACAGTTACCCCAAAATTTACCGTTATGTTCCAACGAGTTGGGAACGAAGGCGCAACAAAGGTGCTTGACGAAGGAACCCAATATCCGGGGCGGTCGTAATAACTTCCTGTTTCGTCTTGGAACTGCATCGTGTAGTTGATGTTTCCCGATGCGCTAATAGTTCCTGTACTTGCTACGAAAATCGTTGACCCCGATAAGTTCAGTATTGCTTCCCCGGCAGCGTATGGAATGACCAACTTGCCGAACCGCTCCGAGTTAAAGAACTCCGATGTGTACCGATACCCTGCCTGTGCGAAGATGAGGTCCACCATCTTCTTCACATAAATGCTTGGGGTCATCTTGTAAAAGGGAACCGAAAACCATCCCTGCGTAACCACATCGGTATATCCGTAGGAATCCACCAAGCCGTAAACGTAACCGCTCGCACCCGATGCGGTCCAAGTCGCAGAAACATGGGCCGAGGTCAGCGTGTGGTTCATCCCGCTGACCCCAACGGTTGTCGCAAGGAGGTTGCCCTCAATGGACTTGAACAGGCTCACATCGTCCGAGAACAAACCGACTTCGTAGGTTACCTCGCCCCGGATTTTGGACATGGAAATCAGTTGCAGCACTCCGCTGAACACCTGCACCCCGTCCTCCCACATCGCTGCACGAATCTTCTTGTTCGGTTGGAACCCACCCACGAAGGACTGAATGTTGTAGGCATGACCAAAGCAGTCCCTGTTGGTTGGCGTGTTTGGTAGGGTTATCGTCTTGGAGAAAGACCCCCTTCGCTTGGTGATGTCGGCAATGTCCTCCACCGAAAATGTCAGGGCGATGTCAATCTCGCCCATGGTGTCAAGGACGTAGGGAACCTCTGCGTTTGATTCGTTGAGAGGGTAGGCGATGAGGGTTACGCTCATAGGATGTTGTTCTTGTAAGCAACTGCAACCTCGACCTGCAACTGGGTAAGGCGGTCGTTCCTGCGAGTCGTGAATTGGTAAGTGTTGGCGTTCACAATTGCTTCAACGAGTTGCCCATCCAGTTCAAGCCATACCTGCCCCGACCTGACCATCTCGATAAGCCATGCAGACTCGGCATCGGTCAGCCAATCGGAGTTGAGGGCGTAAACGTAGTCGAACTCCCCTGCCCACACCTTGTCGTAGGTGGTGGTCGCATAAACGTCCGAATTATAGCCGAAGGTCTGCCGGGTAATGTTGGCCCTCTTGCGGTTCTTAAGTGTAAAGACATACGCATCAAGCCCGCCCCACTTGTTTTGGAAGTGAACCGGGATGGAGTTGAATCGCTCGCAAAGCCCCTTGATGTAGGTGTACTCCTGACCAAAAGCGTCGTAGTTGTCCTCGTATAGTTCGTTGAATCGTTCCTCCAAGCAGAATGAACTTTCGGCTGGGTCGGCTCCATCCGCATCGCAGCGTTGGTTAAAGTCGTTCCAAGCGGAGTCCCCAAAGGCGATGGTGTAGTATTCGCCTTCATTGGACGGGAATAGGTACTCACCGCTGAACCCGTCGCTGGCTTGCCCCGAAGTCAATGCCCGGATATTGGACGGCCCTGCACCAAAGCGGACGACTTGCTGCACCGCTGGTTGGCCGTTGTTGACCGTGTAAACCCGTGTAAGCGTACCCCCTGCCGTGTAGTAGCGAATGAGGGCTTTGTCAAAGTTGGCCGTCGTGGTTCCCTTCCCTTGAGCGAGCCACCTCGCTTCGGTGTTGGAATGCCATACGAATCGGGTCGGGGTGGTCAAAGCCAAACTACCCAAAAGCGTACCCGAAGGGAATCGAGTCGCAGAATTGTAGGACTGGAACTCTAACTGCTCCAAGTTCCCTGCAAAGGCAACATTCCCCGACACGGTGGTAACGGTTCCCGTCTGCACGACAGGCGTGTTCCCGTATTCGTCGAAGAAGTCCAAGCGATACCCCGAATAATAACCCGAATGATTGCTGAATGCGGTCTGCGTCAGCGATGGCTTGGTCGGTGCAATTAAGGTTTCAACGACCTTGGCGACATCGAAGAATCCTTGGTTGGTAATCGGCAATTTATCGCACTTTAACCGGGCGTATGTACTCCCTGCACTGTCTTTGACATCGCAAACGAATCGGTAATTAGGCTGGGCTATTTGGTCGCTGCTGACCTTGAAGAGCATCTTGTTGTAAACGGGTGTAGCCACTTGGGGCGACCCGGAAAGGACTGTTACTGCCATTTTATAGTTTGGTTGCTACGCTTATGGATTTGCCAAGGGTTTCAGCGATGGTGTTCACCAAAACGTCTATCATTTCGGGGGATAGGGCGTTAGACATGAAGTTCGTGGCCCGTGTCCCTCGTTGGAATACCCAATAGGCAACCGACCTGCCATCCACCAATCCCTGCTCTTGCTTCGTCCGCATCCGCTTGAGTTCACGGGAATAGGTTGGCACAACTGCTTTTTCCTTGTTGGCTATCCAATCGGCCATGGCTTGGGCAGGTGGGTACTTGTCCCTGTATTGGAATGGCGACCTTGGAGCCTTTAGGCTTGACGTTTTGCCTCGCACCCCTTGGTCAACATACTTCCAATAGGGGTTGGCCATGATAGCCACGACGATTTGCTTTGCGGATAGTTCGATGTCTTCGGGGGCGATGGATGCCGATAGCGTTCCCCCTGCATTTGCGTTGGCTGCTTCGAGGTTTTTCTTCGCAAGTTCAATGACCCGTTCAATCCATTTGACCAGCACGTCGTGGGTTGGCGACTTGCCTCCACCTTTCGGGCCAACGACTGAACCAATCCCCTCCAAAGCGGTTTCGTCGATGCCCTTCATCGAACCGCTGCCGAACTTGCCTACGGGCTTACCATTGGCGAGGATGGTTGTTTCCATGTGGGTAAATGTCCCCCGTGCTGGAATGTGTCTATCTGCGCCTCGCTCGCTCCGCCTCCATCCGTTCGGCTTCCAAAATGTCGTGAATCAGGAGCGCATAGTTCAAAAACTCCACCGCCTTCATCGCAAAGATGGCATCGAACTTGAGAACGTCCTTGTTAGCCATCCTCCACACGACCATCAGCCAACCGTACCCTGCGAGAGGGCTTACGTCAACTCCCCTGCCTTCGTCATCAGGTGCTTGGAATAGTCGCTCAAAACTTTCAAGTAGGGTTCGGAACTTAACAAAAAAAAACTGACAACCCCCCAAACGTCCCCCACCTTGGCGTGTTTCTTCATCAGTTCGGCCCGCTCTGCATGGGCAGCCCCGTCGTATTTCTTGGGGAAGAATCCGAATAACCCACCTTCCCTGCACAAGGTCGCCATGATTCGATGAAGGTTCTGCAACAACTGCTTTTCGTCGGTCGTGTTTGCGTCCATTAACTCTATCAACTGCCCAGCCGTCAACTCATCCGTGAACACGGTAGGTATCCACCACTTGCCCCCGGCTTTGAACTTTCGCTTGTACCCAAGGGCAGGCAATGCGTTCCACTCGCTTATGATGGCCTTGTAACGCTTTAGGACGCTCTTGGCGGGCATTTCTCTTACGAGCGATATATCGACCCCCTCAACGATTGCAACGACTCCTGCGCGCTTGTCGTAGTCCCCAAGGACGCTTGAAAACTCAATGGCTCCGATGCGTTGGAACTGGTCGATGGTGAGGTCTTGGAGTTTCATGGGTCAGTAGTTTATGTAGTAGCCGTACACCGCATCCCCAACGAGCAATTTCAGTTCGGGGTATCTCAACGCCATCACTTCGGGGGTCAGGTCGGGTTGCCAATGCGTTTCGTACACATTCCCTTCCCATTCGCCCTGCCTGTACATATAAGGCACGGCAATCATGACCCTCTTGCCATTCATTCGGGTAAGCAGGTCCCTCGCCTCGTTAAAGGTTAAATGCTCAAAGACATCGCCCATAATCAGGTAGGTGTAGGCCGAAAAATCGAACTCACGAATATCCCCAATATGCAGGGTTTGGTAAAGGTCCTGCAAACCGAATCGGCTGACATACGGCTCGTGAATCTCGATGCCATCCATTTTGATGTCGGGAAGCAGCAGGGCGTAAGTTCCGCAACCGCATCCAATGTCAAGCACCCGGTCGGATTCGGTTAGAACCGAGCGGATATGGTTGCCAACAAAGTCTTTGTGGAACGGGTGTGAGTAGGGCATATTATCCGATTTGAAGTCCATCGGCTATCTTCTTGGCCGTGCTGGAGTGGTTTGCTTTGTCAAGGTATTGCCGGAACTCCCAATCCGAGTTCATCTCAACGGGTGTGATGTAGTAGGGCAGATGCCTGACCTCGTAGGGGGTCATCGTCCTCGCACCGCTAATGCAGACCTGATAGGTGTCGGCATGGTAGAAGGCGAAGGTCGTATCAACTGGAGCCAAGCGAAGGTTGCCATAGGTCGGTTGCTTGTGGTAGCGATGTTCAGCAGGTTGGAAGAATAGGGCGTTTTCGGGAACATCGTCAACACGAATGCCGAGGCCAATTTTGTCCTTGACATTGAACTGCACCCCGTTAAAGTCCTTGGCTTCTTCGTCCCGGTAGATGTAGGGGTACGAAGGCGAATCGTACCAAAGTTCACGCATCCGTACGATGGTGTCGTCAGGGCATCCCGAAAGGTCGAGGTCGGGGTCGGTTACGATGTAATCGGGGTAGCCAAAATCGGCTTTGATGCGTTTGTCAAATCCGAGCCTCCATGCCACAAGATGTCCCAAGTTCTGCCCCGTACGAACTACCGAAACGTCCTCATTCCCCTTTAGCGAATCGTACCACTCCAAGGTAGGGCCGTAAGTTGAACCGTTGTCAATGATAATGATAGGACCGCATTCCTTCATCCGTTGCAGTTCCTTGACCATTGCCTTGGGCCAAGTGAAAAGATTAAAGTTGGTAATGAGGATAGGGACCTTCATGCTAAAACGTGATTACAAATTTTTCGGGACCCGGCCATCCGGGGTTGGTGTCGTGGACCTTGGTGTCGGGCTTCTTGCCAACCCAATGTTCGGCTTGCCAGCGGTGGTCCCGTACAGGTTCGCCCAGTTCCTTGATGTGGCTTGACTTGGCCCACCAATAGGTTCCACCAAAGTAGGGGTAGCCGTCGGGGTTGTTTTGGTCCGCCATGTGGGGGAACTGCTCCTTGGTTATCCAATGACATCCCACCGCATCCACGCCTTCCAGCAGTTGCAGGCAGCGCTCCCAAGCAACCACGTTGAAGAAGGTCATGCTGCGATTCCAAAGTTGGTTGATGAGGGACGGGTCGCTTGCCCCCTTGGTATGAGCGTACAGGTACACGGCTTCTTCTTCTTGGCTTGCCCGGTACATCTCGGTAAGGGTCGCCTGCTCCCAAGCGTTAGTTCGGGTTACCACGACCTTGACCTTATCCGCAACCATCGATCCTTCCAGCACCTCCTTGACCGCCTTTCGTTGTTCGGGTGGACCGACGATGCCTACACGGATTTCGTCCAAGACATTGATAAGGCCGTAGTTGCAGACCGCCATCATGTGTTGATTCAGGATCAACTGCCAGTTGCCCCCGCAGTAGATGTGGTAGTAGTGGACGACTTTCATAAGGTCCAAAGGAGGGTTAGAAGGGTGATGATAAAGAAAATGGCTGCAAGCGTCTTGCCGATTTCGATTAGCAGGTCAAGGATGCGTTCGGTGTTCATGCTTCAAAGTTACACCACAACATACTTCCCTGAGTTGCTTACTCTTAACTTGTTGAGAGCCACATACCGCATCGCATCGCAGGCGTGGTTGAAGGAATCAATGGGAACCCCCGTGTTCTTGCCTTCCTTATCCGTAGCCCAAGTGTAGGACCGCAGTTCTTTGATAAGGTTGGTGGAATCCTTGGTAACCTGCAATTTAAAGCGTTTCAGGATGTCTATCCCGTTCCGAACCGAGTCGGGGCCTTTTTCGGCAGGCTTGATGTTGAAACCAAGTCGGTAGATTTCTTCGATGGACTTCGGTTCTGCTGAATCCGCCACTATCTCCCAAGCCCTTGTGATGCCCAGCGTCCGAAGTTTATCTGCGATGTCTTGGTTCGTGAGGCCCGTGGAGTAGAGCAGTTCTTGGATGAGTAGGCAGTCCCCTTGGCGGTAGATTGCTACGAGTGCCGTAGGGTCGTTGCTAAAGCCCCAGTCAAGCCCAAGGGCGACGAATTTCGCACGGCTGACATCTATACCCTCCACGACCTCGAAGTCCTCGTATATCGCACCCTGAAGCGTCCCGACCTGACCGAGGCCATAGACCTTGTACCAGTTGGCCCAATACTCCGAAGTTTCAGCCTTGACCCGTGCTTTCTCGATGAAGTCCCTCGCACTCTTGGGGCAGGCTTCGTTGTCCTTGTAGGTTAGAATGAGGAAATCCACGTCCTCGTCTTGCATCAGTTCGGAGTGAAACCAAAACTCGTTGACCGGGTTCCAGTCAAGGATAACCGACTGCTTGGTCCGTGCTGCCAGTTCCGTGTAGGCGTGGAAGGATAGGTTGTTGGCCTCGTTCATGTAGAGCCTGTCCCTCCTTGCACCCCTTAACTTGGAGTCATCGTCAGCCGAAAAGAACTCGATGTAAGACCCGTTAGCGAACTTGTACCGAAAGTCGGTGGCGTTCCATCGGGCAGCGTTGAACCGTCCTGTAACGGTCATAATCTTCATAAAGTCCCTCATGGCCCCACGCTTGAGGTGTGGGATGGATTCCGCTACGACGCTCGTTTCCGTGTACGGATTCTTCGTGCAATGGTCAATCTCAACGGCAAGGATGGAGTACGTCTTGGATGCGGACGAGCCTCCTTGTACCCCTTTGACGAACCGCTTTAACTCACGGACCTTATTTACGGCCGTGGTTCGGATGAACTTCTCCTGCTCTTTTACTGGCATCAGTCATTGTCAGGGAATAGGGGCTGCTCGATGTGGACCGTGTTCTCTTGACGCTCCACGAGGTTGTTGAGGCGTTGAGTGATGGATGGGTTGTAGATGCCAGCCATGCCCCCTCGGATTTGGTCCTCCCTTATGGCCTGCTTTATGCGTGAACAGACCTCCACATAATTTTCGTACCTGTTGTCAGGATTCGTGAAGTATTGGTCAACTCCCTTGGCAACCCCTGACTTCCAAATGTAAAGCGTAAAGCCGTCAAAGGTCAATGGGCATTCCTTTTCCCTCAACACTTCCATGGCCTTGGGTCCAACCCAATCCTTAACGATAATGGGCTTGGACTTGGTTTCCGTGCAGTATTGCTCAAAAATCGCCCAAAGTTCTTCGGGGGTTTCAAATGCTTTTGGCCTGCCTCGTTGCATCAGTATTCGATTTTGTCTATGAGTTCGTCTATTTTGTCCACTATCTTCATCTTCACGGCAAATGCGTTCGGGGAGTTAGACTCATCCACCGCTCCGATGCAGTCGCACAGGGTCGTAATCACCATCATCAGCGAGTCCATCCGAGCCTGCACTTGGGCTTCGTCATCCTTCGCCTTCAAGTTCCCCAAGTTCTCGGAGTTTATTTCTTGACCATGAGAGAGCCGACTTGCCACCCCAAAGCAGGTAACTGATGTAACCGCAGTCGCTGGTATCGTCAGCGTTGTCGTAGTAGGTTTCTGCCCGGGACAGGTAGGAGTGCATCCGCTTGATGGTTTCCACCGAGATGGGTTCGCCCTTGGACAAAGTTGCTGCACGAACTTTGCCCGTCTGCGTGGCACACTTGTTCCCGTTCCTTTCGTTGAGTTCTATCCCCCGCTTGGCATTGGCCCGAATCTCTTGGCCGTAGTCGGAGTATGACTCGAATTGCTGCCTCTTGTGATTCTCCCACGTTGAGCCGCAAACCGCAAGCCGTTGAGCCGTATCGGGGAACTCCGCATTGGTTTGGTTATTGCTCATGCAGCGACCGATGAAGCCTTCTCTTGACTCGTTATTGTTCGGGATTGGCAGGGGCATTCAGGGAGTGGTTTATGGTGTTTTGGTTTACTTCGAGGAACAAGTCCGCTTGTAGGTAAATGTATTGAAGAGCCGATTTTACGCAGTCAGCACACCACCAATTTGTAGGGGGTCGTCCGTGAGCGGTCAGGATGGCTTGCAGTTCCCCAACGGCATCGGGTGGCAGTCGCATCGTCAGCGAGGCCACATATTGGTCCCAGTACTTCCTGTGCTTTTGGGCCACGACGAACTGGTCGTTGGTCATTTGAAGGTCCATTCCCGGATAATTATTGCGGTGGCAGATGAGGCGAGGCCAAGTATCGGGGCCAAGTACCATTGGCAGGTTGGCAGGGTCATTGCAACCCCAAGCCAAAACCCGAAGCAGGTCATGCACGAAAACGGCTTCCGCTTGGCGAATGGCAAAGCGTAGAACCATCCCGGCAGCACCCGGAACTCCACAACCGCAAGGGTCGCTAAAGCACTAATCAGGATTGGAAAAACCAGTATATCCATTTGCTTCTATTGCGGTTTTGATTTTGGCCTTGGCCTGTTCGATGGAGTAAATGATGGACCTGTACGGGATGCCCGTTTCTCGGCTCATAGCCTTCATGTTGCCCGTCTGCATGAGCAGGTTGAGCAGTTCTTTGTCGTACGGGAACGCCCCATCCTTGGCCCAAGAATCCATCTCTTGCTGGGCGATGGCCCAAAGGTCGTCAAGCAAGGTGTCGTAGTCCTTCCCCTGTTCTTGGGTTTCGGGGTCCACCTCGACCCGCTCGTCGTGGTGTCGGTACTTCTTGGCGAACTGATTGTTGTTGCCCCGGTACAGGTTCATGATGAGCCGAACGATGTAAAAACGCAGGTAGCCTTGGACCTGCATCTTGGTAATTTTTTCGGGGTCCTTTTCGAGCAGAATCAGGACGACCTCTTGTTCGAGATCCTTCCAAAGCGGATTGCCCCCAGTGATGGTGAGGCAAGCCTTGCGGATTTCTCCGCTTCGATAAAGGTCAAGGACGATGCTCTCTGCGTTCACTAACGCAAAGATGGAGGGGGTTGTTGTTAATGTTGCAAAAAATCCCGTGTCCTGTTGAGAACCTGTGTACGAAGGAACTTGATGTCCGGTCTTGCTCTCATGTTTTTGGCAAGGATTTCGAGGTTGTGCATGACCGTTGCGTGGTTCCTCTTGATGATTCGACCGATTTGGCAGTAGGTGTAGAGGTACTCGGAGTAGGCGATGTCGGCAAAGATGCTTCGAGCCAGCACCAGTTCTTGGGTCTTGACTTCGCTCAAGATGTCATCGGGGCTGACTCCGACGACCTCTGCGGTATATCCGAGGATTGTGCGTGAGATTAGGTCCATGGTTAAAACGGGTTTGAGGGTAGAGGCATCCAATGGCTCACTTCGGTCAGGAACCAAGTTTGATGCTCGTAGTACCAACGGCCATCCCCAAGCCATGCGTAGGCTTGGTTCATGTCGGTCGTGAAAATCAGGACAGGCTCGTAAGGCTTCGGCATTCGGTCCAAGCATTTTATCCATTCCATGGTCAGGCGTTTTTGGCTTGGAGGATACGACCGAGCAGGGTCCAGTTGACGGACCAAGCCTTGATGGTTTCGGATTTGTCGGGGCGGTTGCAGTTGACGCACTCCTTGCGGATGTGAATCTGCCAGCGTCGGAAATCGGTCGGTGTGGTTTTCATGGGTTTGGGGTTTGGGGTTAACGAATAAGGAAGTTGGCGGTCATTGCCTTTCGACAATTACATAACCATTATCGTGAAAAATTGCGTGTTCATGTTTTAAAATAAATTCCGTTGTTGCTTCAACTCCATTGCTTGCAAGGTATTTGCCGTTTTTCAACTCAAAGAAAACCACCTTTGAAATCGGCAACGAATCTTCATCAGTAGTGGGACTCAATTCTTCGACATACTTCTCCAAAGCCTCAATGTAATCAAAGACGTTCAGCATATCGCCTTGGTCGGTTGGCTGGGTGTAATGTTCTCGGAGCGGTTTCATGGGTTTGGGGTTTGGTTATCCGTTGGAAACAGATTTGGATTTTTTTTGCAGATGTTTACGTTCTCAAAACTAAGCATCGATGTATGGAATGAATCGCAAAATTCGCACTTATAGTACCCCTTATGGTACTCTATCCATTTGTGCGAGTCGTACTTAAGTCGCGCCCAATACATTCTTTCTTGTTGTTCGGGAGTGAGGATTATTTCATCTTCTTTAATTGGTATATTCATCGGTTTGGGGTTTGGTTGGTAAGTTTATAGGCTGACGCTGGGGGAGGTTTGGTAAGAACAGAGGCTGACGGTTATCGATTGCGTATTAAACGTGCGTTCGTGTTTCCGAATCCCAAATTTCAGTCCATTTGAAGTTCTTCCAGCTGTCCTTCCATATAGATTTAAACTCTTCTTTGATTTTTGCTTCAAAATTTCTTGCCTCTTCCAAGGTGTCAAAGTCCTCCTGAAAATCATTCATCCCTCCTTCAGGATAATAGGCATCACCTGCAAATACTAAGAATCGTTTCATAGGCTTAAGGTTTGAAATAACTGATACCTCCCACACGAATCGGTCAGGGTGTAGGCTGACGATTTGTAGTGGGCGAACTTCACAAATAAGCGAGTTATGCTCCATTGCCATTGTTTGAGTAACGCTTCACCACATTTTCAAAGTATTCATCTTCGGGCAAATAGTATAACCCTAATCTATCCCTATCTCTCATATCACGCCCAGCGTTTAGCAGTTCATCAAATAATTGTCTAAACAATGGCAACGAGAGCATAACAGCACCTATATTCAATTGCGGTTTCTGTGGTTCATTCAAGTTTTGTTCTTCTGTTTTCATTTCATTTAGGTTTTAAGGTTTGAAAAAGTTGATACCTCCCACACGAATCGACCTTGGTCTTGACCTGCGGCCCGAATCCGTTGGAACGGGATAGCACATACTCGCAGGCGTTACCCTTGGCCCGGACCTCAATCACCTTCCATGGGCGGTCGTTGGTGCAAGCGGTCAGCAGGAACAGTAGTAGCAGTCGGGCCATGGAACAAATCTACACACCTATTCCACACTTGCGACCACTCGCTGAAAATCCTCAACGCTTCGGATTACCTCGTATCGATACCCTGCCTCTTGGACCACTCCCTGCCACCACTTCTGGGAGAGGGACTGCTTGCCTTTATTGGCTTTGAACTCCAAGAAGATGGCCCCTTTGTCGGACAGGTAGGTCATGTCTGCAACCCCAGCGGTCAGGCCGATGCCTTTGAGAAAATGACCGTTTGTTCGGCTTCGGGGGTTGTTAAGGTTGAGGAACAACCGCCCCTCTTCGTGGGGCTTCAAGAGTTTGAACAACTTCACGCAGGCTGCTTGCAGGGTATATTCCGGGGTCATTAGCACATACAATTAAAATCTTCTTGGTCAAAATCAAATTCCATCGGGGTTCCTTGCTGGGCCATCTTCACATAGTCGTTGATGGATTTGTTGCCCCTAAAACTTGTGTGGCCGTATTTCTGCTCATACTTGGCCCACCAGTCCACGAATCGGGTTCCGTGTTGTATTGTTTCAACGATGTTCCTATCGGATTTCTTCCAGCAAAGTTCGCAGTTGCCAAGTTTGGAATGGATGCCCAGTTCAAAGGGTTGTTTCTGCCACCACTCCGTAAGTTCACGCTGGCCGATAGGTTTCTCAAAATCGGTCAGTAGCGGATAGATTCGCTTGTCCTCTGCTTTGATTTCGGGCCAAGAGATTCGTTTGGGCATATCTTCTGCCCGGAACCCGATGCTGGTTACAAAGTTTTTGGTCTTAAAATATTCCTTCGCAAACTTTTGGATGGGCCTTGTTTTCAAGTAATCCGAGCAGTATGGGGCTTTTGAGTGAGGTAATCCCTCGTAGTCCCCCTTGTTTAATTGCATTATCGCCCCATCAAATGGCTCTGCATTGATTGCAAGTTCGTCCCATTCCACCACCTTGTATCCTACCCCTACGCCCATCGTTTCGGAATAAACACCTTCAATCTTCACGATATTGATACCCCAATACTTCTCGCAGTTTTTAAGAAACTCAATCGTTTCGGGTCGTTCCATTCCCGTGTTCGCAAAAACAAAGACCTTGTTGTCGTCCTTGTATTTAGGGTCCGTATGCAGGATGTAGGACATCATAGCCGAAGAACGGCCACCGCTGATTGAGGCGAGGATGTTCATAAAGGATATTCGTTGGCTTTGGTGTAGGGCAGTTGACATTGGACTTGGGCGATGCCAAGGCTACCGTTCCTGTTCTTACGAAAGATGACCTCCATCAGGTCTTGCTCTGCGCTCTTGTCGTGTTCGTATGGACGATAAACAAAAGCGATTTTGTCGGCATCGAACTCCAGTTGCCCGGTTTCCCGTAGGTCGGACATGATGGGGCGATGGTCTGCCCTGCCTTCGGTTGCCCGTGAGAGCGAAGAAACCACGACCCCGAATACCTTTTGCCTCTTGCAGATTGCTTTGAGTTGCTTGCTGATGTTGGTCATCTGCTCAATCTTGGGCTTGGGCTTGTCAATCTTGGCGGGTTCTACGAGTTGCAGGTAGTCAAGGTAGAAACCGACGATTCCGAACTTGGCCTTGAGTTTAGCGATTTCTCCTTCGATTCGGTCGAGGTTGGCTTGATGCAGGTCAACGATATACAAGGGTTTTCCCTTTAATTGGTCAGCCTTTTGTGCCAAGGTCAGGTACTGCTCGGTGCTGATTCGCTCGTCGGGTTTTAGGAATGCAGACCCGTCCATGGTTCCAAGGTTGGAGAGCATCCGCTGGGTCAATTGGTCTGCTGACATCTCCATTGTGAAGAAAACGACGGGAATATCGGCCATGGCTTGGTTCATGGCTATTTGAAGTGCAAGCAGGGTCTTACCCATCGCAGGCCTACCACCTACGAGGATGAACTCGGACGGCTTGAACCCGGTGCAGATGTTGTCAAGCGGTCGGATAAAGGTTTGGTAGATTTGGTCCTTGCGTCTTCCTTCCCGGACCTCGTTCATGTTGGCGAGGAAGTCTTTGGCGAGTTCGTGGGCCGAGGATTCGGAGGCGTTGGATTCGACGGCTTGGATGGATTGATAGCGTTGGAACGCTTTGGGTATGTCCCTGTCGTGAGCCAGTTCTTCCATGATTCTCGCTTCTTCACGTTCCTTCCAAAGGTCGTGCAGGTCGGATGCGTAGGTCTTCCAGTTGCTCACAAGCCCTGCTTCAGGGTCAATGCCTTCGAGCAGGACGTGGGCTTGGCCTTGGTCTGCAAGGTGCTTGTAGACGGTTACGACATCCACCTCTCGCTCTGCTTTGTGAAGGGATTCGATGGCCCTGTATAGGAGGACGTTGTTGCCTGTGAATAGGCGTTCAGGGATTTGGGTTAGGAGGACGGTTCGGTTCACGAACTTGTCCATAAGGCAGCCGAGTAACTTTCGTTCAGCGGACAACTGGTAAGGGTTCATCATCGGAGGTTAAATTTGAGTATGCGAAGTTAGGTGTTCGTAGGATGGCTTGGTCCTCCCAGCGTTTGCCGTTGAGGTAGGTGGAAGGATGCGGAACGAATTGTGCAGGGGTTTCGGAGTAGAGGCGTTGAATGTTGCTGACTGCCAGTTCTTGCTCGGTCTTGGTTAGGCGTAGGAATGAACGCTTGGCTCTTGCCTTGTCGGTCTTGCGTGGGAATGCTTTCCAAAAGCCCTCGAACTGCTCACTCACATTTTCTCTTCTCTCCTCTTCTCTTCTCTCCTCTTCTCTATTGAACACAGGTTCAACCTCAGTTGAAGGTAGGTTCAACATAGGTTCAACGTGAGTTGGAGTTTCTTCAACCTTGGTGAGCCTTCGTTCGGCACTCCTTTTGCCTGCTTCGGACATCTTTGTACGGTGCAAATTGGCCTCTTCCCATTGAATATCAAGGAATTTGATGAAGACGTACTGCCCATTGGTTTCAACAAGTTTGGTTGTGAGTAGTCGCTCCAAGTGTCCATCACCCTCCAAGTGAGCATGGTCGTGAGTCATCTCACATTCTGCGTTCCAATACACGCAGCAAAGGCGTAGGAATGCGACCTGAACTTCGGCAGGTTGCCGTGATATTCTGCCCATCATCCAATCGGCTGGGGAGAATTTGAACCAAGATATTTGCTTCATAGCGGTAAAAAAAAACCCCGACTGGTCGCAGCAGCCGGGGCGGGGGTTAGTTGAGGAACCCTTTTATCTGACATCTACTTGGCTGCGACTTCAAGCGGATGCGTTTAATTGTAAATGTATTATGCCTGCAAATTTACACTAAAAAGGCAGGTCCGAGCCTTGTTTTTGTGAATTTTCTTGCTCTTGCATCGGCTCCATTTTACCTGATAGGAACTTCTTTCCGTTGGCTGCTTCTTTGAGCCAGCAGGAGAGTTTCATTTTAGTCCCGTCAGGCAGGACGGCATCGCCTCGGTAGTCCGGGCGTTTGGGGTTGTCGCCCTTATCGTTTACGAACAGGGTGAAGGTGTTGGGTTGGGGAGTGTAACTCATGGGGTTTTGGTTTTGGTTAGGGGATTAGTTGATATTTTTTGCCGTTGTGTTCGATTATTTCGGGGGTGCGGTTGTCTTTAATAATTCCATCTGAATCTTCATAGTAGATTATATTGGCTTGTGAATCTCGTATAAACTTGGCCCAAAATCCGTTTGACAATTCAATATATATTGGTGCTCCATTCTTATCTCGAATGTAAAGGCCGCCATTGGCCTTGAAGTCCCATTTTAGCCATTGGCCTATTGTTTGTCCGTTTTTCATGGTTAGGGGATTAGTTGGTATTTGCGTCCGTTGTGTTCAATTATTTCGGGGATGCGGTTGTCAGTAATGACGCCATCTGAATTTTCATAGTAGATGACATCGCCATTCGAATTACGTTCGCGCCTATCCCAAAAGCCACTTGGACATTCTTGGTAGATGAGATTGTTATTCTTATCTCGAATGTAAAGGTTGCCATTAACCTCAAAGTCCCAGTTCAGCCATTGGCCAAATGTTTGTCCGTCTTTCATTGTTCTTGATTTTTGGTTTTAATTGAGTAAGTGCAAAGGGTTTTCTCTACGACCTCTCCAGAGGCCCGTAAATCCCTTATGATTCGGTAGGTGGCCCCTTTGCTCGTTCCAAGAATATCTTGCAACTGAGAGGCTCTGAGAGGCTTCTGCGATAATAACCGCAAAGCCTTGATGGTGTTGATTACTTGCTTCATCGGAACGATACGGCTATGGACGCTTTGGTGGCCTTGGCGGTGCATACTGGAACCTGCTCGCCTGTTGATTCGTCAAAGATAGCGGTCTTCCCGGCTTGCCTGAACGCCATCTTGAGCAGTTCCTCCCTCGCTTTCATTTGAGATTTAAGGTCGGCATACACTTCGTCTTCCTCGTAGTTCGGGGTTAGGCTCCCTTCCTTGAGGGTTATCTCCGCTCCGAAGGCTTGGAAGGTCTTGCCGTGCTTCGAGGCTTCGTCGGCTACGGTCTGCTCGGTGGCCTTGATGGTGGCTTCCAAAGCCTTGACGATGGCCTTCAGTTTGATGTGGGCCTCCACCGGGTTGACCTCTCCGTCATTGATTCGGTCGGTCAGTTGCTGGGCGATTTGGGCTATCTCTGCCTTGCAGATGTCAGCCTTTGGTATTGTGATGAGAGTTGGGTGAATCATGTGGTTTGGGTTAGGATTTGGTTTATTTTTTCAATGATTAGTTCGCCAATGTACTTTCGGCAGATGTCAGCGGTTTGCATTCTATTAGCAGCGGCAGCAACATAGGCAGCGGCAGCGGCAGCGTAATAGGCAGCGGCAGCGTAAGCGGCAGCGGCAGCGGCAGCGTAATAGGCACCGTCAGCCTCAGCGTAATAGGCAGCGTCAGCGGCAGCGTCTAACTCTTCACGGGTCGCTTTGCCTTCGCCAAAAGCAATAGCAACATCAACCGCCTTTATGCTGCGCTCGTCCTTCATCAAGTGCCTAATTATGTTGGCACAATGTCCCTTGGCAAGGGTCAGCGGTTGCAGTCCGATGTCGCACTTTTTGGCAAGCCATAGGAGCCAATCCCCTCGGTGGCAGGTTGCAACGACTTCTTCTATCGTCTTGTTTCCTGCCCACTCAACGGCAGGCTTGCAGGCCTCTACGGATTGTAAGTATTGATTAAAGGTCATGGCTTCGATTTAAAAGCGTCAAAGATTTGGTTGCAATACTGGCCATAAGGGATGCCAAGTGCATTGGACAGGTCGATGCACTCGCCAAGGGTCAGTTGGATGCAAAGGGTTTTCTCGCTCAAGGCTTTGACCAAGTCAAGGCCAATAATGGGAAATTTCTCTTTGAACTCAAGGAGTTTCCGAAACTCCTCGGCATTCATTTTTTCAAGTAGGTTCATGATTTTGCAAGTTGGTTTTGGATGAATTGGATGCCTTTTTCAAAGCGTGCAGGGGTCATATGGTCGATGTCCTTCATGAACTTCGCCTGTTGCTCCTTTGGTAGTTTCTCAAGCAATGCGAGGAAGTCCGCCTTGAGGGTTGCGGTGGTCAGTTCGTCGTAGGAAGGGACCAGTCCGAGTTTGTCGTTGAGGTCCAGCAAATTGGCGTTGGCGGGCTTGGGGGCTGCTCCGTGCTTGCCTTTGTACACATCAATTCCAATCCCAATCCATGAGGCAATTTTGGTGATGGCATCGGTGGTCGCTCCTTTGGCTGCGTCGCCCGGGTCGGAGTTGGTGGAGGATGCGATGCACTCGTAGTAGATTGCGTATTCGGGAACCGTGAAGATGGTCTTGACTACTGCCGTGTATTCGATACGCTCACGGCCTGCATTGGTGGTCGTGTGGACCGTTGTGATGGGACTGGACAGGTCGGTCTTAACAACCCAAGTACCTACACCAAATACTTGGTTCAGTCGCTCGGTTACGAAGATTCCCTTAATAGTTGAGAGGCCAGCCATGCGAGGATGGGCCGCAATGGCTTCGGGTGGTAGAGGCTCGGCAATCTTGGCGAGTTGCTCCGGGGTTAACTTGTTGGGGACTATTGTCATGGTTTTGAGGTTTGGTTTGGGTTTAGTTGGTGATAAGTGCGAAGATGAACCTTCCGAAGAAGGCGATGCCGAGGCAGGCGGTCAGCAGGATGTAGCCCGTTGCGAGGGCTGCTTTGAGTTTGGCTTTGGTTTCGTGGTTCATGGGTTTGAGGTTTGAGGTTAAAGAATGTGCGTTGGCGAGTCGCACCCCTCGGTTGGTTAGTGCTTGAATGTAAGGTTTTTTGCTACATTCTTTTTGCGGTGTACTGAGCGTAAGGCCAAAAATTCAGCAGTTTCATGGTCTGCCCCATTCTGTATTTCAAACTGATAGGAGGCGTTAAAGAGAACTTTCCATGCACCTGTAAGAGATTCAACTGCTGGACTGTAAGTTTGTTTGT